TGACCTTTGAAGCGGTCGAGATCGTCGCGAGTTTTGTGTCTACGATTGCAGCCGAAGCGCTGATGTCGGCGTTGACGATGCTCGTCGCCAGATTGAGTTTGCTGTAAGCAATCGCTGCTGCTGCGTTTACGTCGGCGTCAACGATTACCCCGCTGCCAATCGCGGTCACGAAACTGCCCGTGCCGCTACCCGTCACGTCGCCGGTGAGCGTGATCGTCTGGTCGCCAGTATTTGTCCCGCTAAGATTTGAGCCGGTTACGGAACCACTTGCAGCAACGCTCGTCGGCGTGATCGCCCCAAGCGTCAGACTGATAGCCGGAGTCGTGGTCGAAGTTGCTACGGTTCCGGACACGCCGTTCGCCGTGCTAACAGAAACCGAGGTCACCGTGCCGCCAGCATCAGCAACGAAGCTAACATTCGTTCCGTCGCTTTGTAGATTCTTTCCGCTCGCACCAACTTGACTCGGCAGCAAAGCATTAAGCGCAGCTTGCGCCGTGATCTGACCTGTGCCTCCTTTTGCAATCGTGACCGTATCCGAGAGAGTAGAACCAGCAGCCGTCACCGTGATCGCTGCGGTTCCGTCAAAGTTCACGCCGTTAATCGCACGCGCAGTCTGCAACGCGGTAGCAGTCGCCGCGTTACCTGTAATATTCGTTTGGTCGCCCGTATTTGTTCCGCTTAAGTTTGATCCAGAAACCCCCGATGAAAATGCGGTTGCCTGCGTGATTGTGCTGGGCAGAGAAATACTCGGCACACCGGAAACTCCATCACCATTTGTCACGGTGATCTGACCTGTCGTGCCTGTGATCGTTCTCGCTGTGTAGGTATCTCCTGCAGTTCGTGTCAGGAATCCGCCTGTTGCGTTGCTTGAAATCGATGCAAGGTCGGGGTCGAGCGTGATCGTAATTGCAGGGGTTGAAGTGGAATTTGCCACGGTGCTGCTAATCCCTGTCGTGTCCACCACTGACATATTTGTGAGCGTTCCCGTTGCCGCTGATCCACCCGCCCTCCAACGCAAGGAGGTTCCATCATAAACCAACTGCACTGCGCTGCCACCCGTGAGAATATAATCCTGTGACAAGGCGAACCGATTGCCTGCCGTGGAGGCCGCATCTTCTTTGGTCAGGGTGATTACATTGCTCCCTGTATTAACGAGCCAAATCCACCTGCCCTCGGCCCCGCCTGCTATCCCTGTGATATTCCTCGTGGCATCCGATGAGATCCGGACAATGATTGAGGTAGAGAATCCTGTGGGCGCATAATTATCTGCATCGGCAACCAATTCGGCAGCAGTCATGTCGCCTGTAAATTTTACGGTCTGTTGTATCACCGCATTGCCGATCAACTGCGTTTGAGCCGAAGCGGTGACGATCAGAAAGAGAAAGAGGAAAAGGAGTGCGAGGTTCTTCATAGTGAGGCTTGTATGCTGAGTTTATATCCTGCTGCTGGTATCGCTGCGCCGAAATCAATCGTGCAACCGTCTGCATCCCGAGATCCATCAACCACGGCAAAAGTAAAAGTGTAGCCCCCTGACGGAATCACGAGTGCAACATAAATCCCCGTTGGAGATGAGGCGAAAGACGTAGGGTATGTGATCACCTTATCGATATCCCCTTGGGCAAGATTAACCTCAAATGTCTGGTATGATTCAGTGACCGATTCCCCTTCTGGTGATATCTTGACGAGCAGGTCGAGGTAAGACTTGCGACCAACTTCCAGCACCGCAGTCACATCATACAAAACCCCACCGAGCAGCACCCGCCATGTTGCGGCAATGTCGTTCCGATATCTGATCCGCAAGATCCCTGTCAGATCAGTGTGCCGCGATGCAGCAGCGACGAACTCCCGACCAGACTGCGGCAACCACTTGGCCCACGACTGAACCCCACTCGATGCCCACAACCAGGAAACGCCCCCCATCGTTCCCCGTGATATTGCAGGGTAACGGGGGGTGATCAACCGATCAAAGGTTCCAAAGTTTTGTGCGACAAGGGCCATTATTCAAAAGGATAAAACGCGATGAAACCACAACAGTGTTTCTGTGTGCATGGGGATGATTGTGACCGGAACGGTGGAATCGGCGGATCTCTGTTCGTAATGCTTCGCGGCGATCTGACGCATTGCCATTTTCAGAGCGGCTGGCACAGATGCCTGCGACCCATATCCAGCAACATAAATGATCTCTACGGCATCAGGTCGGGTTGCGATATCGCTCGGCCAATCCTGACCGTCACGCAACTGCACCCTGCCCACCAACTCATCGGCAATCGCTTCATAAACCGTCGCGGCTGAAACCGTGACCTGTGCCCCTCCATCAAGCGGCCAATATTTTATCGATGTGACCGTCTGCAAAGGTGGGCGCGGCAATTCAATTTGATCACTCGGAAAGTCATCGAGTTTCAAAGTAAGACTCTGCGTGATGATTGCGCGGCGGCAGAATGTCTCTGCATACTCACGAGCCATCTGAATAAAGTCTGCGAGATCCGTGTCATCATCCGTTCCCGTGAGGCGCAGTTGCGCCTTGAGTTCGGTCAGGGTGATTGGTTCTTCGGCAGGGGCGGTTGATACGGAAAGGCGCATGGCTTAACGCTTGCTGCGTTTGCGCGTGTCCGGTGCCTCGATCTTCGGTTCGGCCTGTGCCTTTTCCGTTTCCTTCGCCCGAACTGCAATTCCTTGGGCGATGAGATCCACGGCATCACTGTCTGCCACTTCGATGATAACACCCGCTATGCAATGATTGCCGCGAATGGCGATGTTAGAGTTTGGTTTTATTTTCATGGAGGTATGAGGTTCGGTTCCTGATGAAAGCCCTCCCCCGAAGGGAAGGGCTCGAAATCAGATTCCTAAACCTTAAGCGGCGAGAGCATCTAGCATCGCAGCGAACGACTTAGGCCGAACGACTCCGCCATCGTAATAAGCCGAAGCCACCAGCGTGTATAGACCGCTGATCGCATTGGTTTTGTCGCGAATCATTTCCAGATTCACGCCGCCCCAATATCCGATGTAATAATCCGCAAAGTTCCCGAAGAAAATACCGGATGCAAGGTCGGAACTTCCCTTGGTAAGCGTGCGACTCACGGCATTGGAGAAAAACGGATTGTAGCCGTTGATCAGGCCGTTGTCATCGAGCAACATCCGCGAGTCGGTAGAAGCGACTTTTGGAGTCTGCTTCAACTTGCCACGGATCTGGCCGTTGCTGATGTAATGCAGATTGCCGAGCAGGGCGTTCTGCGTGTCCACAGCAGTTTCCAGATCGATCAAATGACTCAGCGCAGGGGCCAAACCATTCGTGCCGCCAGCGACTGAACCAATACCGGAAGTGCCAGCGATGCCATTCGCTTCCGAGGTGCCACCACCGTGGAAGAAAGCTGCCTCTTGCGTGGCGAGCATTTGCGCGGTCAGGTTGGCCTTGATCACCGCTTCAATGGCAACGGAAGATTGCACCAGCAACCGTTCCGAGATATCCACATAAGCAGGCAATCTCTCGGGCGAGAGTGAGAGCATCAACGTGGTCGGTGAAACCTCATCCGATGCAGCGTTCTCGGCCTTCTTTGCAGAGGCGGTGCCAGCGATGAAGCGGGGCAGATCGAGGTTTCCGACCAATCCCTCAAGGACAGTCGCGCCAGCCTGCCGAAGCACGCTCGCGTTGTAGAAATCATCGAGCAAACCACTCTTCTGCGTGGAGATCGTCATGCCGCCTTGATCCAAGGTCGTGGTGGTCGTGCCAGTCGCGGTCATGTCGCGGCGTTCACCCCGACGAACGAAGATCCGAGGAAGAACAAAGCCACCTGCCTTGATACCTGCTTCCCGTGCCTCTCTCTGGCCCTCTTGAACCAACTCTGCTTCCAACCCATCAAGGTTGCTAGGCGCACCGGAAGCGTGCCTCTGCATATGGTTCAGCAATTTGTTGTAGTCGAACCGAGCAATGTCACGGTCTTCGCCCTTTGTGACTGGAGCTATCTTTTGGGATTCGATGGAAAGTTGACGCACGTTGATCTGTATCTGTGAGTCGCAGTCCTCGATCTCCTTTTGGATCTTGGTGAGTTTCTCTAACTCATCGGCGGAAAAATCCCGCTTCTCATCGAGAGCAGGTTTGGTGATGGCTTGCGCATCCGCGACCTTCTGGCCTCGGCGTTCAGTTTGCCCCTTTAGCATTAGTGCAATATTCATGGTGTTTTTTTTGGTTTTGGTGGGGATGCGTTTTGTTTACGTTACCCGCAAACGCTGCGCCCACTGCCGCACCGTTAGGGATTCTGATTTTGCTGGCGGCGTTTTTGCCTCCATAAATTGTTTTCTCTCGGCTTCGACTTCTTTCCCTTCACCGTCTGCGCTTCGTGCGCCGATTGATGCTGCCTGATAGGCAGGAAAGGCAACGATTGAAACTTCCATGAGATCCACATCGATCAGCGTGCGAATGTCCTCTTTTTCTCCGTCTTGCCACTCAACCGTTTTCGGCATGAAGCCAAACGACATTGCATCAACTAACCCACCGCGAACACTGGCAAGGGCATCGCGGTTGATGCTGGTATCGAGCAGATGCAATTCCACTTTCAACCCTGTTTCATCCTCCGAGATTTTTAAAGTATCGGGCGCCCGGGCGATCACCTGCGCTGAGTCGTGCGACCAAAGGGCGCGAACATCGGGGTTCTCCTGTAATGTGCGGGTGAATGCACCTTTGGCGATCCGTTCAATCCAAGGTTTCCCCATCCCCTCGAACTGCTCCGAGTTGGATTCAAAAACAGCGGCGTGGCCTTCCAGCACTCCGATGTAGGGCGATCCCTCATCGGCGGATCTGATTGAAATCACTTTGGCAAAGGCGCGAGTTTGTAGATGCTTCATGGTAGTTTAATTTTGGGGTGCCGATGTGTCGGCATTAACGGGTTGTTTTTGGCTTGCTGGAATCGTATTGAGTGGCACGCGATGCACTCCGCCCTCGTTATCTGGGATCTCCTGCAACTCTTCGAGGCGGCGAACTTCGTTGATCGAGTAGATCCCGTTCAGCAATCCGACTGCGTAGCCATCCATACGGGTTTTGAAATCCCCACGCAGCAATGCGTTCACGTTATGCTTGTGGTAATATCCTTCGTCTTTCTCTTTCTCGGTGAGCAGCACGGCATCGTTGGTTTCCTCTGTGCGCTTCAACCACGGGCCGAGCGTGAACATGATGAAACCCAGAGTCATTTGCTCGATCCCCGTTCCCCACGAGGTTGATTTCTCAGTGGATTGGAGCATATGCAAAGGCACTCGGAAGGATCGGGCGATCTCTTCGACTGAAAATTTCTTGGATTCGAGTAGTTGGGCATCCTCGAAAGAGAGTCCGACCTGTGACCATTTCATCCCCTCTTCCAGCACGAGTGTGCTGCCGACCTTTTCCGTGCCCCCGAATGAGGAATCGAAGGTAGCCTTGATCCGCTTTGCTGCTTCATCGGATAATTGCTGTGGATGCTCCAAGACTCCCGCAGGCTTTGCACCGTTGGCGAACATCGCTTGACTTGTCTGCTCAAGCGTGGCCGCGAGTCCAAACACGTTCCGCATGAGTGAAACTGGCGACTCCCCGACGAATCCATCCGACGAAAGTCCTCGGTAATGCAGCATATCATATCGGCTCAAGATCTTCTCAACCCCTGCATCATTTGTGACTTTGTAAGCAACGCCTGTCCCAGTCTTGAAAATAGTCACCCGTTGCGGGTTGATCGGTATCAACGCAACTGGTTTGTGGGTTGCTGGATCTCTTTGCACGGCGGCATATCCGTTGCCCCGCAGCGCAGAAAATCCCTGCATCATTTCTCGAAATTCAAATGCGGTCTGCCACCCGTTCGGTTCCCGCTTCAACAGCTTTGCCGCTGGATGATCCCGAACCTCTTCTGGCCCCGTGGCGGTGGGTCTGTAGATCTTGATCGGCAACTGCGCCACCGATTCAGCGATCACTCTCACGCAGGCATAAACCGTGGCGATCCGTAGTGCTGTCTCATGGGTGACTTGCCTACCACCGAAGGGGTTTCCGTATAGCGAACGCAAAACAGATTCGGCCTGCTCGTCAAAGTTGCGAGGCAAAGATCCTTCTGCGCGTGTGCTGAACAGTCGGCTTGTGATACGTTGAATGAGTCCCACAAACCACAACTGCACCATTTTGCTATGCCATCACAGCTTTCTGATCCCGACTGATCCCGACTTTCTCCGACTCCGCTTGAGTCGGTTTGATTTAGAGAACGGTTTGAACTCTCGATTGGCCCGAAGATATCCAGTGGCGTCAGATAAACGAATACAGAATCGGATCGAATCGGGCGAGATCCGAATCAGTTCCCGTGCATAATCAACGTGCATCTGCAACCCGATATCTGTCATCGCTTCTGCCAGTTCCTTTGCCGATAGGTATCGCTCGGCGTTCATAACAGGCGCACCCCTCTCGATTCATAAACGCTTTTGGCCTTGGGTGGTTCCCGCATGGCGCAGGCCATAGCCATTACCAGCGCAGCGATCCCGTCGATGCGACCTCTCGATTTCTTTTTGTCCGGTTTGATGTTCCCGTTGTCATCCTCTTTCGTGATCACGTTACCCAACTGCCACCGCATCACTGGATTGTTGTCATGCTTCAATGAGTGCGAAACCACGGCCCGTTCAAACTCCTTTGTTGGTTCACTCAATGTCTGAAACCCCTGCCGCAATTCCCAAACCTTTGCCCCATCATCCTGCAACCAATAGCTCATCTGCGTTGCGTTCCACGGATCGAAACCGATTTCCTTGATATCATACAATGATGCCTGCCGATTGATGTATGCTCTGATCTGTTCCTGATCGACTGAGTTCCCTTCGGTGAGAGTGAGCCATCCCTCTTTTTCCCATTGATCATATGGCACCCGATCCCGATCCATCTTCTGTTTCAGGTTGTCAGCAGGCAGCCAGAAATGAACCAACGCCGCCCTCTGTTTTGGAAACCACAACGCGAAGGCATTCAAGTCGAGTTTGCTCGCGAGGTCTAAGCCGCCGAAGCACTCACTGCCGATCAATTCCATGTCCTCATCGTTGCCACATGCCGCCCAATTTTCCATGCGCAACCATCGCACATCATTTTCGGTCCACTGATTCAAGTGCAGCCGACGAAACGTGTTCTCCCTGCCCGGAATTTGCAGTGCTTTTAGGCATTCGCCCTGCATGTAGGATGGATTAAGCGCGGTCCCCATCGATGGATTCACCCGCGCCCACACTTTCGGATCAGTCCAATCTTCGCCGATGTCTGCTGCATAGATCATCGCGAGGAAACTCGGATCCTCTATTTCACCTTTCAGGATTCGCTTCGCGTGTTCATGCATCCGCCAGCAAAGTGACTCGCGATCAAATCCAGCAGTGGTGATTGCAACGGTCAATGGTTGTCTTCGCGATCCAGTCGAGGTTGTGAGCACATCCCACAGTTCCGCATTCGGTTGTGCATGCAATTCGTCGAATATGATGCCGGATGCATTGATGCCATGCTTGGTGTAGGCTTCAGACGAGATCGCCTTGTAAGTTCCGCCCCGTTTTGGGAATACAATTGCGCTGCGGTAAATCTGCAATTCGCGGCGCAGGTGTGCATTCTGTTCGACCATGGCTTTTGCTGCATTGAATACGAGCGATGCCTGCTCCTTATCTGCTGCTGCTGAATAGACTTCCGCCCCTGCTTCGCCATCCGACATCAATAATTTCAGGGCAATGCCTGCACCGATTTCTGATTTGCCGTTCTTGCGAGGGATTTCGAGATATGCCTCGCGATATTTGCGCGTGCCATCCTCGCGCTTTGTCCCGAATAGCCGAGCGATCAGATTGCGTTGCCAGTCGAGCAGGTTGAATTTTCGCCCTGCCCATTCTCCTTTCGAGTGTGTCAGAAGCGTCTCGAAAAATTGGCAGGCGCGGATTCCGTCCTTGTCTTTCAAGGCCGCTTTGGTTTCTGCCGCGATCTGCTTCGTGATGTGCATCAATCGATCAGGGATCGTGCTTCAATTTCTTCATCGACCATCTTCGGCGACGATGGGGCAGGCAAATTGATACGTGTGCGGCCGGCAGGGGTCAGTCCGAAATCTGAAAGTAGTTGTTGTTCTTCTTTCCACGCTTTGGATCGCGCAGTGAGGAAGGGTGAAATCTGATAATATCCGCCCTCGATTTCTCCTTTTTTGTTCTTCTTTCCGCCCTGACGCATGACTGATCCGCTTTGTTCAATGATCTTATTCGCGGCATTCACTGCCACTGTTGCTTGTGCCAGTCGCAGGACCGACATGCGATCCCCAACAGTCAACACTCCCATGTTGTAAAGAATTTCACAGTAATAATCCCACCAGTAGCGCACTGTCGGGTTCATGTCGGGAGGTGGTTGCGGCATTCCTTTCGGCGCATCGATGCCCGCTTCGTTCGGCCTGACCCGACTCCCGCGCTGCTGCTTGATCGCAAGCGGTGTCGGTTTCGGTCCTCTTTTACCCATTGGAACCCCCCCCGCTTGGATAACCCAACCACT